GGTAGGTGTTCCAACAATTCCTCCAGAGTGATGAACGTATCCGTCATGGCGTCGAAAATGCCCAAACAAAAGGCACCGCCGTCACCGTTGACAGGGTCCGCACTCACAATGAAGCGCATTCTGTGACCATACTCCAAAGCGATCCAATTGGCGTTAGCCAATCGGACCGCGCGGAATAGGTCGCGGTTTGTCGGGGATGACTCATCCCCGGGGGACATGGACATTTCGTCCTTTCTCTCGGGGATTACCCGAGCAGTGCTCGGATCATTCCGAATTGATAGAAACAACTACCTACAGCTGACCATCACCGGGTTATGCCATCACTGGCACAGACCACAAGGAAGCTTGTCTAACTGCCGAGAAGTCTAAAAGACATTCTCAAACAGTTTTGACAAATCGACCTTGTCGATGACATGAGAACCAACGTTGAACAACATATACACCCAAGCCAGCGTTTTATAGCTGACTTTTAGGTGAATGTCGATCTCGTTAAGCTCACTGCCATCATGGTGGGTCGGAACGAGTCGGATAGGCTTACGCTTCTCCGAACCGTCCGGTCCCCCGCTACGACTCGCCACCAAGAACTTTGGTGACGACCGCATCCGAAGTCGCCGTAAACAGGGTTTTGAAGCCCGTGTAAACGGCCAAGATCTCTGTGTTCGTGTAGCCCGCGGGCGGCACGTCAAACACCATATAGCAAGCGGTGTTGACGCGCACGTTTTCCGAAGGCTTAAACGGATCAGAGGCCAACTTCGAGTGATCGATCCTCAAGAGATGTCGGATCCTTCCCTGTTTAATCAGGTTATGGTTTACCGACAGCTTGATTAGTCCGTCAGAGGACGTGTAGGCCGACTCGGCCCCCTCCGCAAAAGTTCGCGGAAGCGGCGTTGTCGTCCCACTAATCGTGATGGACTGTGGATCGGTTAGTGCCATAGGCATACCTCCTAGGGCTCAGGTCTTGAGCCCCATTGGCGTTTGACGCATTATGTCTATCTCTCACTTCAGCCGGGTTAAACCGACTGCCGTAAGAATGGACTTTTGGAGGGTAGATAAGCCCCCCATAGTGAGTCCGAACCCAAAGGGGTTAGCCCTCCGACGCATCTTGGTTTCACTAACCAATACTGTGTCGGGGGGTCGTTGGTATTCACCACCATTAAGATTGGTGGGACCAACGAAAGTATAGGTGTCACGGACATATGTATGCTCCATGATATACCCATACTTCATAACCAGACCGCCATTGGCCCAAGCGCCGACGTTGTGTATTACATCGCCGGCATTGGAAAACCAATCAGCAGCCCAACTCCACGGGGTAAGTTCCCAAAGAACGTCAGGTGTCAGTTCAAGTCCAAATACCTTTCGGTACACTTGGAACTTGTCGGCAAACGGACTATACAACTCCGAAAAGAACGTCTTCGGAAGATGATAGACGAATGCCCCTGAAAACCAACGTTCAACCACCGTCTCACGACGGCGTAGAACTTTCCCACGTGGTTGTTTCTGAAAGTTAGGCACCAGACCCGGATTAGTTCCTGTATAAGGAACCGTATTCGAGCTGATAACCGTCTCACTAACAGAAACTTCTGGTGTGAAAGCAAACTGACGACGAACTACCTTGCCGTTG